TATCTGGTGGTGATAAATCAGGAGCAGCACCAACAAGAGGCCCACAGTCACAAGGGTTGTTTTCTTTAAGAAATAATGTTAAAAAACGATAACGGAGAATAAATGGCAGATATAGATAAAGGACTCCCGAACACACGTACTGAATTAGAAGTTCCTGGACAGGAACAAGAAGTCGATGTTGCGGAACAAACAGAACAACAACCAGTAGAAGTAACACCAGAAGAAGATGGTGGTGCAACTATTAATTTTGATCCGGGAGCCGTGAACCAATTAGGTTCTGAATCACATTTCGATAACCTAGCAGATATATTAGCAGAAGATATTCTAGATCCAATAGGATCTAAACTTAGATCAGATTACCAAGATTATAAATCATCAAGAAAAGATTGGGAGAGTTCTTACATCAATGGTCTTGATCTTTTAGGTTTTAAATATGATAATCGTAACGAACCTTTCCAAGGAGCATCAGGTGCAACTCACCCTGTATTAGCAGAAGCTGTAACTCAGTTTCAAGCATTAGCTTACAAAGAATTATTACCAAGTGACGGACCAGTTAGAACACAAATCTTAGGTTTATCTAATCCTCAAAAAGAGCAACAGTCTCAAAGGGTAAAAGATTTTATGAATTACCAAATTTTAGATCAAATGAAAGAATACGAACCAGAATTTGATCAGATGTTATTTCACTTACCATTAGCAGGTTCGACATTTAAAAAAGTTTACTATGACGATTTATTGGGAAGAGCTGTATCTAAGTTTATCCCTGCGGATGACCTTGTTGTTCCGTATACGGCTACCTCATTAGATGATGCGGAATCAGTCATTCATGTTATTAAAATTTCAGAAAACGATTTACGAAAACAACAAGTAAATGGTTTTTACACAGATATAGATTTAGCAAAACCATCTGATGTATCAGATGCAGATAAAGTTTCAGACAAAGAACGTGAACTAGAAGGCGTTGCTAAAACAGCAAGAGCAGAAAGTTTATACACGTTGTTAGAATGTCATGTTAACTTAGATTTAGAAGGTTTTGAAGATGTTGGTCCGGATGGAGAACCGACTGAAATAAAATTACCTTACGTCGTTACAATCGAAGAAGGTAGTCAAAAGGTTTTGTCTGTAAGACGAAACTTTGCGCCTAATGATCCACTTAAAGCTAAGATCCAATATTTTGTCCACTTTAAATTTCTGCCAGGACTAGGGTTTTACGGATTTGGATTAATTCATATGATTGGCGGATTGAGTCGTACAGCAACGGCGGCTCTCCGTCAGTTGTTAGACGCAGGAACATTATCAAACTTACCAGCAGGTTTTAAACAAAGAGGTGTTAGAGTTAAAGATGATTCGACACCAATACAACCAGGAGAATTTAAAGATGTTGACACTCCAGGTGGTAATCTAAAAGATGCTTTCGTATTCCTTCCATACAAAGAACCTTCAGCTACACTACTACAGTTGATGGGAATAGTTGTTCAAGCAGGACAAAGATTCGCGTCAATTGCTGATATGCAAGTCGGTGACGGGAACCAGCAGGCGGCTGTTGGTACGACTGTAGCTCTCTTAGAACGTGGTTCGAGAGTCATGTCAGCAATCCACAAAAGATTATATGTGGGATTAAAATCAGAATTTAAATTACTAGCAAAAGTATTTGCTACGTACTTACCTCCTGAGTATCCGTACGATGTTGTAGGAGGACAAAAAAATGTTAAAGTTACAGACTTTGACGATAAGGTTGATGTATTACCAGTTGCAGATCCAAACATATTTTCAATGAGTCAAAGAATATCTTTAGCTCAAACTGGATTACAACTTGCTATGGCAAGTCCACAGATTCATAATTTATATATGGCATACAGAAAAATGTATGAGGCACTTGGTATAAAAGACATAGATAGAATTTTACCCCCACCTCCACCAACTGCACCTAAAGATCCTAGTCTTGAACACATAGATGCGTTAGGAGGAAAACAATTTAAAGCGTTTCCAGGTCAAGACCACAGAGCACATGTTACAGCTCATTTAAATTTTATGTCACTTAACTTGGTTAGAAACAATCCACCAGTTATGGCAGCGATACAAAAAAATATTTTAGAGCACATATCTTTGATGGCAACCGAACAGGTTCAATTAGAGTACAGAGAACAGATGATGCAGATGCAACAGCTTGCACAACAAGCAGCAGTTAATCCTCAAGCACAACAACAACTGGCTGAAATGACTCAAGGTATTGAAGCAAGGAAAGCTGTATTGATTGCAGAGATGACAGGTGACTTTATGAAGGAAGAAAAAGAAATAACATCACAATTTGATTCTGATCCTTTACTAAAACTAAAATCAAGAGAGGTTGATTTAAAAGCAATGGAGAATCAACGTAAACAGGAAGAAGCAACTGCTAAACAAGAACTTGATAGAGCAAAACTACTGCAAGCACAGCAATCCGACCAACAAAAAATGGAACAGAACGAAGAATTAGCAGAATTACGTGCTGAAACATCACTTGAAAAGCAAGAAATTGCAAATGATGCAAGATTTGAACTTGCAAACATGAAACCAAACAGATAAAAGGACTACATTATGATGAATTATAAAAAATCTAAAATAATTAAAGTTGAAGAAGGTAAAAAAGTTGTTGATCCAAGATCATTGACTAGCTTCAGAGGTAAAAACTTTATAGACACTGGAAATAAAGAAGAAGTTAAGGGTTCTGGCGCAGCTAGAAAACAAAAACCCGTAACTTGGATTTAATCCATGTGGTTTTCGGCAATTAAACTTGCAGTATCTGCAGGATCAAAAATTTATGCCAATAAGCAGAAAACTAAAATGGCAATGTCAGATGCACAGTTAATGCATGCATCAAAAATGGCCGCTGGGACTGAAGCTTACCAAGGCAAACTTTTAGAGGCTCGTCAGTCAGATTGGAAGGACGAGGCAGTTTTGATAATTTTAAGTTTGCCCATAGCAATCCTGGCCTGGGCCGTAGTATCTGATGATCCAACCGCTATGGACAAGGTAAAATTGTTTTTTGAGATGTTTTCAGAACTTCCTAAATGGTTTACTAATTTATGGATCCTTGTAGTTGCAAGTATTTATGGTATAAAGGGAACACAAATTTTCAAAGGAGGAAAAAAATAATGAGTAAATATTATAAAGCATATAATACACTAAAAAATATTATAACAGGGGGTAATAAAACATCGCCTACTATTAGCTCTGTTAAAATTAAAAAAAATTTAACGGGTAGAAGAACAGATAGAGACTCTATTATAAAAGGTGTTGATAAACATTTAAAATCATCAGACCCAACAAGTTCACCAATAAAAAAAAAATATACTGATAAAGCTTCTGCTATTCATGACAAATACGAAAAAACAAATCTTACAGCAATAGCGACTAAAGGAAAAGCTAGAAAAATAGATAAAAGAAATGAAGAGTCTAAAAAAATTTTTAAAAAAGCTAAAGGAGAATAATCATGAGAATGAGTTATAAAAAAGGTAAAGACGTTAAGAAAAAATCAAAACTAGGGATGGTTAGTGTTAATCTTGGTTTAGATAAAAACAAAGATGTTACTCAAGCAGATATAAAAGGAAAATTTATTGCTAGAAAAAAAGCAATGGGTGGTGGAATGATGAGAAAAGAATTTGGTAAAGGTGGAGACACTCATGTAACTAAAGACGGACGTACGGTTAAAAAAGGTTTGTATTATTACATGAACAGAGCCAAGAAAAAAGGCACTAGCAAACCAGGTAAAGGTTCTGTAACCGACAAAGCTTTAAAAGCATCAGCTAAGACAGCTAAGAAGCCAACTAAAAAAGCGTAATGGCTCGAACTGCAGCATGGCAGAGAAAAGAAGGCAAGTCTAAATCAGGCGGATTAAATAAAAAAGGTGTTGCATCTTACAGAGCAGCTAATCCAGGATCAAAACTTAAAACAGCAGTCACAACTAAACCCTCAAAATTAAAAAAAGGTTCTAAAGACGCTAACCGTAGAAAGAGTTTCTGCGCGAGGATGACCGGCATGCGTAAAAGACAAAAACCAAGCAATAATACAGGTGATGATAGATTATCTAAATCACTTAGAAAGTGGAATTGTTAATGAGCCCAGAAAACGCATTATATAAATTACAAAGAGCAATTGAATCACAATTAGAAAATTTAACTAATGTTGTAACTACCGGAGTTGACAACATGGAAAAATATAGATATATCTTAGGACAAATCAATGCATTGGAATCAGTGCGTCAGGAACTTTCAGGCCTGCTTAACTCAGAGGAGAAAAATGAAGGAACAGTCATCGATATTGGGGACCACAAACCCAAAGATAACACTACCACCTAAAAATTTAGTTGGTGTAAAAAAATCAGAAAAAAAAGAAGTTACAAAAGAAGAAACAAAATTACCACAACCAACTGGTTGGAGAATGCTTGTCTTACCCTTTAGAATGGATGAGAAAACAGAAGGTGGAATCTTACTTGGTGGTGAAACTATAGACAGACAGCAAGTTGCATCACAATGCGGAAACGTACTTGCAATGGGAGATGCTTGTTATGTTGATAAAGAGAGATATCCAAATGGTCCATGGTGCAAGGTTGGTGATTGGGTGGTCTTTGCTCGTTATG